AGAACGATATACTTACTGATTGCTTTTTCGCTATAGGCGAGAGCATATTTATCTCTTTTGTAGATGAAATCTACGAACTGCTCAAACATTGGATGGTGCTTACAATTCTCGAGGATACTAATCGTTCTCAGTGAATAGTAATCGCTTCCCTCATCGAATACATCCAAATCAGTCAAACGCTCTTGGTGTATTAATCTATTTAAGGCCCGATAAATAGGATAAATACCATTTATACAACCCTCCTTTCTATAGTCTTTGTGATAAAGATTTTGTAGATAAACTACATAATCCCTGGAAATAGTAGATTTATCTTTATTTAAATTGAACCCTAGGGTAGAAAAATATTTAAAGAAACCTTCTACATTACTCTCAAGTATAGCATAAACGCCATCATCACCATTGACATCTTCAAAACCATTAAGGTATAGATTACTGTCTTTAGCAATAGAGTACTGTATATCACTACCTATTGTATTAGTTCCAGGACTACCTGAGCTTAGACCGTGTTCACCATTTGCAACGCCGTCAGGTGTTATCATACCTATACCTGTCATATTATAGCCGATAACCTCCATGTCTTTGTACAGTCTATCAGACGGAAGGAATAGTTTAGAGAACTTATTAATAGCTCTGGAAACAAAAGGTTGTTTAGCGCTTCGATCAAAAAGTGAAAAATCTACTCCAAGTACAGTGTACCCTTTCGAATTTTGAACTTTATCGATTATGTCAGTCATTCTACGTGCAGTAGAGTCTGGTCCACGTAGAGAGCTCCTCCAAGAAAACTTTCTCTCAAACTTCAGCAGTGGTTCAAAATACATCGTAGCGAGTAGCGTGAGTGCAAAAGGGTAACCCCACACTATACGAGTCTTTCTCTGCTCTTGAGTACGTCTAAACATTAAACACGGATAATCTTTAGATAACTCATCGTTCCATTTACTAGGTGTATAACCCACCTTCACCTTACTTTTAACTACATATTCAGGTAATCCGGAATTAGTTGAGTTCTTCATTTTACGCAAAGCGTCAGAAAATGATATAGGTTTAATAACCGGTTTGAAGACAGAGTCGTCTTTCTTGAGTAAAACGGTACTTTGATTGTACTGTTCGTAAAATTCATCCTTAATTTCGTCCCAAGGTTGAGAAATGCTCCTAGGACCAAATTTTGATCTCTGATTCTGCTCAATATTAAATAAAACATCATTGATAACACTCTTACTAGAGTTGAATTGCTCATCCCACTCCTTGAGTAAATTCTCAGGCCCAAACTTTTTCCCTAGCGGTGTAAGAATGTTTGTGTCTGATCCTCTCCTAATGTTGTCTAGTTGTAGGTTGACTCTCCTATCTACGTCAGGGGTAAGATAAGGTTTGGCTGAACTAAATTTTAACGACGTCATAATTAACAGGGCAACTAATATAATTAAGAAACTTTTAACTTCGCACCTTTAGAATTGTAAGGTTGGCGCTTCTTAATAGCTATCTCAGCTTTCTCTTTTAACGTTTCAAGGTTAACCATCCACTCAACTAATTGTTTTGTTGACCATCTAACGTTAGCTAAAGTAAAGTACTGAACAGTACAGGTACCTACTGGTCGAGCGTGGAAGAAGTAGTCAATAGATGAGGTATCTCTATTATTACTTATTGCTCTACCAGCGTCGGCAATACAATTATAACCATTCATATCATTAACCGCGTGCCATCTCGCTTCGCCCTCAGGACTATTATCCGTTTTAACGAATATCCAGAAATTAGCAGATCTAAACTTGTTAGTCTCCACATACTGATAAGTTGACTGAGTCGTAGTCAGAAGACCAGGTCTTGAAATCGCGGGAGCAGTTGGGTTAGTTAGTAAGAAACCAGACTCAAAGCCAGTGAATAATGCAGTAGCAATTGAGTCCGGATTGTCACTATACGATACGTACCTATAATTATAATTTGGCTTGTCGGCCACTTCAGCTGTGTCCCAGCATGGATACACTTGATGATAGTGATTTTGAGGGTTTACAGTACTCCAAGAATAATTTTCATTATACATTGGAGCATTAGCCCATATGTCACAAAGTGTATTATTAAAGACAGGAGCAGGTCCTGGACTATACATAGTCATGTCAAGCCAATCTGGTATGATGTTTGCCAGCTTCGAAGTCATCGTCATCACGCTCGAAGTACTTAAGTTGTCGATACAATTCTGAATCATACTACCATTTGAATCGTAGTAACCGAAGCTACTTGGATACGAGCTAGTAGTAGCATTGAAACCGAACGGCATAAACTTACAAATTGATGCAAATTGCACGTCTCTCATCTTGAAAGACTGAGAAAGAAAGAAAGCGACTTCATTTATCCTAGGTGGAATAGGTAAACATCTTAACCTCCTAGAAAGTGTC